TTGAGAACGTGTGTTACTCTTCCTACTAGTTCATCTTTATGGGATATAAGATATACATTTTTCTGTCTTTCTCTACCCATTTTCTTTAGAATAGCCAAACTGTTTTCAACTCCGCTAGTATCCATACCTGAATCAATCAACTCATCAATAAACAATAGATTGATATTTTGATATAAACTTTCCCAAACATCACGGAATGCAAAGCTCATACCAAGTATAAGTCTGTTACGCTCACCTCTTGACAAATTATCAAAATCTAAATCTTGTCCTAATTGTGTAATTTCAACTGACAAGTCGTTTTGGAATACAACACTATGTGGTAATCCAAGTTTATCAAGATAGTTAGTAAGCCTATTGTTTAGATATGCTAAATTCTGATCAATAATCTTTTTACGAATAAAACTGTCTTTGTTTGTAAGCAGTTTTAACATAAAGTCTTGATGGTCTTTTAAACTTGTTAAGTTGTTTACTGTATCCCAGTTAATTTCTTGAATAGCAGTTGTGTTTAATTCATCAATCTGTTCTTGATAAGGATCAACTTCTGTCTTTGCACGACTTAATGCTTCTTGTAGTTGTGATACATTTTGTTTATGATCGTATACTTCTTTAAGAGTTTCATAGAACGTTGTAGGCTTGCCGTTGATATCTCCAATGTCACTAAGTGACGTTGTTACATCTAAAACTTTATCCCCTACTTCTTTTTGATATGCTATAGCATCCTCAAGTTCTTTTTTCTTTTTAACTGCAAGTTCTTGTTTTTTCTCGTCATGTAGCTCTTGTCCACAAGTATGACATGTTCCTTGATCTAAGTTTTCTGCGTCTTTTTTTGCTTTTTCTACAGAATTGTCTGCACGTACTAGTGCTGGCTCTAGTGTGCTTAATTCTTTTTTAAGAGCCGAAATAGCATTATTTTTTTCTTCCCAACTAGACAGTTGTTCGTGTTTATCTAATTCATTTTCTACATCTAAGTGTTCTAACTCGTCAATTGATTGTTCTAGTTTAGCAATGTCTTCTTTTTGTTTTGTATTCCATACACTTTGTTTTGTTTGCAAACTACGTACAGTTTCACCAATACGTGCATTACTAGATTCGATAGCATTTATACGAGCAGTTTCGTCTGTAATTGCTTCTCGTGTTTGCCTTACTTTATCTTTTAGTACTTCTGCTTTTTCAGAAAGTATTGTAATACCAAGTAACTGCTCAATAATATCCTTTTGATCGTTCACACGCATACTTAAGAACGGTTCTGTATATGTGTTTAGTGCAACAATATGCTTAAACATATTGTGTGACATACCTAATAGACTTATAATGTCTTCTTGTGTTTTACGTGAATCGCCTTGCGACTCATCTGTCATTTCTTGTTCTTGTCCATCTACATAAAACTTTAATACATTAGGACCACGTCCTCTTTCAATCTTATAATCTCGTCCATCTTTTTCAAAAGAGAGTGTAACTAACATACCTTTGTTGTTAGTTTTATTAATTAAGTTATTACGCTTAATATTTGTTAAAGCAAGCCCGTAAAGGGCATAACTTAGTGCATTTATAATAGTAGTCTTACCTGTACCATTACGTGATCCACTGTCGTCACCACCTTGGTCAAGGTTTTCTCCTAACACAAGTGTTAATTGTTGCTTATCAAAATCAACTGCTTGGGTTTGATTACCCACACTCATGAAGTTCTTAACGGTTAAACTTTTTATCTTAATCATAGTTCGTCATATATTCCTAATAGTAACTTCTTGTCGTAGTTTTGTGTATCCAATGCAGTAATTTCTTTAGTAACAATTTCATCCACACTTTCAAATGTACTAATATCGATGTCTGTGTGTATTTCTTCGTCTTGCTGACTAGGAATTAGTGTAATTTCTCTGCAATCATATTCATTGATAAATGTTTCTTTAATAAAACTTGCTTCTTCATAACTAATTGGAAGATCAAGAGTTACTCTAAGATACATTTTGTTTTTAAGTAGTTTGTCTTTTTCGTCTAGTAATTGACTTAGTTTAACTGTTCGATACTTAGGACAGTCTAACCAATCAATATATTGTGGTTCTTTGTTATTTTCTTTATCAAGTATCATCATTCCACGTTTATCATCCCATGCATCTGCATAGTTGTGTGGAAAAGCATTACCCATATAGTGTACTGCACCTTGTACTTGACGTTTGTGGAAATGTCCACTAAACACATAATCTTGATGTTTGAAATGTTCAGCTTTTAGTTCACCGTGATCAGGCATTTGCACCATTGCGTTCATATAGAAACTAGGCAGTTCAAAGTGACCAAACATATATTTTGTTTTTATGCTACTAATCTTCTTCCATTCTTCACCGACAAGCCAAGGAACTAATGCAACATCATCTTCAACTAATATTTCGTCTACATATGTAATACCTGGAATGTGTTTACCAAACTCTACACTGTAAACATCGCGTTTGTCTTTGTAGTACAAATCGTGGTTACCTGCAAAGAAGTAAAACTTATCAAATGCCGCACCTAACTTTTCTAGACAACGTGTAGTTGCATCTAGTGTTTGTACATTAATTGTATTTCTATTGTGATGCCAGTCACCACAAAAGATACCAGTTTCACAACCGTTAGTTTTTGCTTGTTCAATAAACCAATCTACAAAGTCTTCACAATCTTGTAGGTGTAGTCTACTGTTAGACTTCAGTCCTAGGTGAATATCTGTAAACACCGCCGCTTTTTTAAACATTCATACTCCTGTTTTGTATATTATACTTTATATTTTGATGTAAGTCAAGTGTTTTTGGACGGATTTGGTACAGGTGCTTTAGCGTCTTGTGTTTTAACACGATCCCATTCGCCTTGTGCTTGTCTAGTATAACTAGGATTCATATTATTCATTTCTAAAATATCATCTCTAATATTTTGATTGCGTTTTTCAATATTAATAACTCTTACAAATGAATTTGTTACTGCCGCAGTATAATAAGCAAACGGATTGTTTGATTTTGATTCATCAAACTGTAGTCCAATTTGTGCTAACTGTAATATTGCTTGTCCACGCATTTCGTCATTGTATGTGTATCCACGAACATTACCTCTTGTTGCATATCTATCACATAACTTCATCCACATCAAAGCAAGTTTGTTAGTTGCTTTACCATGTGCTTTATTAAAGTAACCATTTTCCATTCCACCTTCCCAGTGACTTTTGCCTACACAAAGTAATGCATCTTTTTCATCAAATTTGTAATGTTGAAACGGAGGAAAGTTTAACTTAACTTTATGGTCTGCAGGTGTTTTAGGATTCTTTTTTCGACCAGGTTCTTCTGGAATATGATCAAATGTCATAATTCTAAATACTAATTCATCTTTTTGTATCTTTCGATAGTCAATTTCGAATTCAGCAAGTTTTACTCTTTTGCCTGCTAATTTTGCGGCTTCAAAGTCTTGTTGCTGTAAGCGTTTTGCTTTATTGCGTTTTGCTTCAGCTATTGTTCTAATATTAATTTTACCAATTTCTGGCAGGATTATATCATATTGGCCATACTCAGGATCAACATAACTACAGAATGTAGTCTTTGATTTGTGTATTTCCTTTAAAATATCCTTGTTGTTTAGATAATTTACACGTTTATTCATATTTTCTCCGATTGTTTGTTATATTATAAACTACTCTGTTAATAAAGTCAACTAAATAATGCATATAGGAGACAATTAATTATGACCACATATTTTAAAGACGGAATCATATCTAAAGGTGGTGTTAACATGGGAACTAAGGTTCCTCCAAAAGGATTTAACGCACCAGGACAAAATGTTAGTAGTGGTAATGCTCCGGGTTTTATATCCGACGCTGTAGCAGGCGCCAAAAAAATTGGCCAAGACATTTTTAATGGAATTTCTGAAGACGCCGGCAATCTTATGTCTGATTTACGCAGTAAGAATTTGCCAGGAAAAGGCAAGCCTGATTTCCAAGCAAAACAGTCTGCTTCATTTACTACCGAATTAGAAGAAAAAGATTGGCGTGTCAAATTATCTGTTCCAAAAGCGTTAAAAGGGCAGTCTGGTTCAGGACTATTAACCCCTCTTCGTTTAGAAGGTGACGGACATATGGTATTTCCATATACACCTACAATTATTGTAAGTCACTCTGCAAATTACAATAATATTTCACCTATACATAATAATTATCCGTTCTATGCGTATCAGAACTCAAGTGTGGATCAAATGACAATAGTAGGACAATTTTATTGCCAGAACAGTTTAGAGGCAAAGTACTGGACAGCTTGTTTACATTATTTAAGAGCAATGACTAAAATGGACTTTGGTACTTTTAGTAGTGGGGCTCCGCCACCAATTTGCAAATTAAACGGTTATGGAGATTATGTTTTTAATAATGTTCCAGTAATTATTACAAACTTTACAGTTGATATGCCAAATGAAGTAGATTATGTTTCTTGTAATTTTCAACCAGGCGAGATTAGTCCTGTGGATTTCGGCGGCAATACTACTAGATTTGGTTGGGCACCGGCAGAATCACAATTTTCTATTACTGTACAACCTATTTACAGTAGAGATAAACAAAATAAATTTAATTATAGAAATTTTGTTACAGGCAATGATTTAGGAAAAGGATACATTTAATGAGCAATAGTAGTCCATATTTAATTACCGGAGTAACACCAAGAGGTACGTTAGATATTTTAGATATCAGACCTGTGCCAGCATATGCTGATGATCCGTTATATACTATTGAGCCTCAATATGCAAATCGACCAGATCTATTAGCTTATGATATGTACGGAGACAATAGACTTTGGTGGATATTTGCACAACGTAATTTAGATGTAATTGAGGATCCAGTATACGACATGATACCAGGAGTACAAATTTATCTACCTGATCCTGAGCGTGTTAAAGAAACATTAGGAGTTTAAATGACAACCTTCCGAACAGATCCTTTAACAGGCAAAACCCTCATAGCGAGTAATAATATAGTTAGGAAAGATGGGTTCACTGATAAAGAACGTGCAGGAGAATACGGCGCAAGAACTCCTAAACAGCCTCAAAAAACTACTCAAGCAGAAGGTGATCCTGAAGAAGCTCTAAAGTTTATGCGTAAAGCAGGACTACATGGTCTTGCTGACATGTATGAAACTAACGGCAACGCCGCCAAAGATGGAAAAATGCCTCCTATCTTTGCAAACAATAAATTCTTTTCAGGAATAAAAATTGTTCCTGAAGGTCAAAGTGCTGATTCTAAAAGCTCTGCAACAGTTGGTGATACAGGAGGACCTACTGCACAAGATTTTATTAATGCCGCACCTGAAGCAATGTTGTATAAAGCACCGCAGGAAAATTATGTTGCCGAAGCAATGGAAAAAGCACGTGATAATCCAGAACAATTACCAATGCCCAACATACTACATGATTTTGCATCATATAATAATCTTTTTAGTTTTGGATGCCTTAGTCCTCAAGAATTAAATTTTCCTGATAGAACTTATAGAACAAATGGTATTGCAGATGGTCAATATGTTTTTAAATCATCAGGTGGGTTAACCGCTAAACAAAAACCAAGAACCTCTTCAGAACAACAATATAACATAGATACAGAATATTATATTGATAGTGTTAATATTGAAGAATCAATAGCACCAAATAGAAAATCTCGCCATACTAATTTTCATAATCTTGATTTTACTGTACGGGAACCGTACAGCATGGGACAATTTTTAGAAACTTTATATCGAGCGGCAAAAAATGCAGGATACAATAATTATCTTGAAGCACCTTGGTTATTACAAATAGACTTTGTTGGACATCAAGATGTTGAACGTACAAGACCTGCAATCGCCGCATCAAAAAAACAGCTATGTGTACAACTTGTTAACATAGTATTTGATGTTGATACCGAAGGGTCATTTTATACAGTAACAACAGCTCCGTATAATGAGAGTGTTTTTTCAGATCAAATTCAATCTCTTCCAGTTGACATAACAGTATCGGGAGATGACTTAGAAGAAATTTGCCAAACAGGTGTCAACAGTGTCGCAACACATATTAACACTCATTTGTTAAAAGGGCAAAAGAATAAAGATCCAAAAGTTGAGCAAGACGAATATATTATTTGTTTTCCTAATGATAATTCTAGCAAAGCACTAGCCCGAAGACTTGGCCAAGATAAAAAATCCGGAAAAGCACTAACAGGTGATTATGACGTTAGAGAAGGAATTAACTATCAAGCTGTATTTGATCGAGGAGGCTTTGGAGCTTCCAAAAATTGGAAAAGTTTTTATGAACAATCACTTATTGCTGACGACCCAACCCAAACAGGTGACGACATCATGAAAGGATATATTGATGGAATCTTAGGATATAGTGTAAAACGAGGCAATTTAAGCGAATCTATAAAGCAAGCAGTTTCTTCAAAACAAAACGGTGTAAACGCAATAGGAAAACAAAAAATAGATCCAGGAGAAGCATTAAGAGGCGGAGACTCTCCTTTTGCTGGAGGTAAATTTGTATTAAACGAAGAGACAACAAATTTTGATAGAGGCCCAACTACTATTGTACCAGGAAATCGTACAATACAATTTAGAAAAGGAACCAAGATTCAAAGAGTAATTGAAGAATTAGTTTTATTAAGTAGCTTTGGCCAACAACTTACATCAGCCGCATTAGAAGATAAGTCAGGACAGATTAACTGGTTTAGAATTGAATCTTCATGTTACATAATAGAAGATCCAGAAGCAGAAGCAGTTAATGGTAGGATGCCTAAAATATTTGTTTACAAAGTAGTGCCGTACAAAGTAAACTCATCTTTCTTCCAAATGCCTAATGACCCGCCTCCAGGATATAAAAAATTAGTAGAAGAAGCACCTAAAGCATACAACTATATGTATACCGGAAGAAATACCGATATTATGGAATTCTCGATTAAATTTGATAATGCATTTTACAAAGCAGTTGCAATGGATATGGGTAATAGATCAGCTAGTAACGACCCTTCATTTAAATCTAATACTAAGCCATCATCTGTTGCTACTTTAGGAGGAAGTGCAAAAGCACAAGTTGATGATTTTGGAGAAATATCTTCAGTGGGAAAAAACATTAATTCGGGAGATTCAATAACAGCAGGAGCGGTTACAGAATCACCTGAACTTAAAATAGCTAGACAGTTTAACGAAGCACTTGTAAAAAGTGATGTTGACTTAGTTACATTAAATTTAAAAATTCTAGGAGATCCTTTTTATATTTCAGATAGTGGAGTAGGCAACTATAGATCAGAAGATAGTACTTTTTTAAATGTTAAAGAGGACGGAACCATTAATCACCAAAGCGGGCAAGTTGATATACTTTTAAATTTCAACACACCTATTGATATCAACGATGAAACAGGAGGATATCTAATGAACGGTCCATCGGTTGGCGTATCTAATTTTAATGGATTATATTTTATCAATATTGTTAGAAGTAGATTTGAAGGAAATATATTTACACAAGAATTAGAATTAGTCAAACGACAAAATTGGAAAAAGAAAGATGCAGGAGGAACTCCTCAACTTACATCAACAGAAATACAAAATAACAGATCACAGTATTTGAAACAAATCGAAGTCGATTATGGTAAAGAATCAGATGTATATCGATTTGCGTTAGCTAACCAATCAGAAGATGGTAAAACATATGATGATGTTCTTTCTGCTGATGAAATTACTAAGGCAGGCTTAACAAGGCAAGATGCGGCTCAATTACAAAAAGCATGGAAAAACAGAAAACCACCAACTGAAAAAACTCCTGTACAGAAAAAAGCAACTGGAGCATCTGTTGCTGGTATTGATGGTGGAGCAACAAGATCTCCACATTCTTCATACGACGATGCAATATTAAGACAAAACAGAGCAAACAGTACATATTCTAGCGATACAGTAAACAATGCAAAAACAGCGGAGATTGCTAAAGGTGCAGATCAATCAGTAACTACTACAACAGACCCAACAGCAGATTTAAGCAGTAATTGGGTACCACCAAGTCAAAGAGGTATACAATAATGAGTATGGACGAAGAAATAAAGTCTTATAATCAAGTAAAAAGATCATCAGGCGCAGGTGGTGCGGCAATACCACCTGGACCTCATTTAGCTAGAGTTGTTAATCATCTTGACACAAAACGACAAGGGTCATTAAGAGTAGAATTATTATCAGATGTATTATCTGGTAATGATAGAGATACAGCAGGACAACTATTTACTGTTAGATATTGTATGCCATTTTATGGTGTTACTAATTTATCTAGCAACGGAAAGAATAACGATTATTATTCAACACAACAAAGCTACGGTTTTTGGGCAGTACCACCTGATCCAGGGACTAAAGTTCTTGTTATGTTTGCAGAAGGTAGAAGTAATCAAGGGTATTGGATAGGATGTGTACAAGACGAATATATGAACAATATGGTTCCTGGAGGATATCCTGCAGATAAACCAAGTAATATTGTTCAAGATAACATTATAGCAGATTTCAAAAACAAGAGTTTACCTACAGGAGAGTTTAATAAAACAATACCTTCTAATGCGTCAGGACCTTTAGATCAACGAAGAGGGAATAATCCGGATAAATTTCCGAGACCTCTTAATCCTATGATGTCTTTAACATTGGCAAAACAAGGGTTAGAACAAGATATTATAAGAGGTTTAACAACTACAAGTTCAAGAAGAGATATCCCAAATACAGTATATGGATGGAATACACCTGGACCTTTAGATAAACGTGACGGAGCACCTAAAGGAAAATACGGAGAGCAAGAAAGTCAGGTAGATTATTTTAGAAGTAGACTAGGTGGATCTGCATTTACAATGGACGACGGTGATCCTAGTATTCTTAGAATGGGTATTGCTAAAGAAAACCCAGCAACATATTATGACGTAGAAAACACTCCGAAAAATGTTAGCAAAGCTGATAGGACATTACCTTTTAACGAACATATTAGATTACGCTCAAGAACAGGCCATCAAATTCTATTGCATAATACAGAAGATTTAATTTATATTGGTAATGCAAATGGTACAGCATGGATCGAACTAACGTCAAATGGTAAAATTGATGTGTATGCACAAGATAGTATTAACCTAAGAACAGAAACAGATCTTAATATTAAAGCTGACAGAGATATAAACATTGAGTCTGGTAAAGATATTAACTTTACAGCAGGACGTAATTATAAGTTAATGGTTAATAATGACAGAGATGTAAAAACAAATAAAAACGAAACAACATTTGTTGGTAAAGATAAAAATGAATGGACAGGAGATAACCATACAGTTGCAGTAGGTAGTGATCAAGATATACAAATTAAAGGAACACAGCGTTCTACTATTAGTGGAGATTATAATTTACAAGTTAGCCAAGATGGACATATTGCTATAAATGCAAACTTGCACAGTAAAGTAGTTGGTGATTATAGACAAACTGTAAATGGTGCATTTAATTTGAATACTGTAGGCGATAATAAATTTACAAGTGGCGCTAACACACAAATTAAAAGTGCCACTGATAATAAATTAGATGCTGGAGGTAAAACACAAATTTTATCAGTTGATGTACACAGAGAGCAGGCTTCAGAAATACACATGAACAGTCCGGCACAAGTTCCAGATCCTTCAGATACAGCAGATTCAATCGGTGATACCTTTACTAAACCTGCTACAAATCAAGTAGTTGACGACGGTGATCAAGTTTTAGATAAAGACGGAGTAATTATAAATGACTCTACTGGAAGCCCTTTAAGGGTTACAGCAGATGCACTTAGGGCAAGTGTTGCGGCCACAGCTACTAGACCAAGACGTATTCCAAGACACGAACCTTGGGACGGTCACGAAAATATTAATCCACAAGGACATACTCCTAGTGCGACTGCAAGTATCGAAGCACCGTCACCAGAGGTTAGATCACAAGCACCACAAATTGACAAAGATAGTGATATACCAGACTATTCAGAAACATCAGGTATCTACAATGCACAAGATGCATACATCCAGGATCCAGTAACAGGCGAGCGTGTAAAAGAACCTTTTAACGCCGATGTAGTTCCTACTAAGAATACAGATAACCTAGCAGGCAAACAACCAGCAGATCCAGTACCTGTTGACGATATGCAACGTTTCTTTTTAAGCGAACTTATTAAAGGTTTAGGACTTGATCCTGTTTTATGGAAAACGCAAAATGCTCATGCAGTTGCAATGGCATGTGCTCAAATACAAAAAGAATGTAACTTCGAACCAAGATCAGAAAACATGAACTATAGAGTATCAAGCCTACAGCGGGTTTGGCCAAATAGATTTGGCGGAGATGTAGGCAGACGTAGAGCTGAAGCACTTGTTGCAGGTGGTCCACCGGCTATAGCAAATTCAGTATACGGAAACAGAATGGGTAACGGTCCTCCAGAAACTGGAGATGGGTTTAGATACAGAGGTAGAGGACTCATACAAATTACAGGAACAGACAACTATAAAAGATATGGCAGACTAGCAGGAGTTGATATTTACAATAATGCAGACATGGCAAATGATCCTGAAGTAGCAACAAAAGTTGCAGTAGCATATTTAAAGAGCAAAAGTGTTACTTGGACAAGTACAGATTTTAATGCATTAGGCTCTGAATTTAAAAAGGCAGTTGGTTATGCAGAGCCAGCAGACGGATCAAACACAGCAAGTAGAATTGGCTTAGGAAAAGGATTCTATCAAAAAATTATTAACGATGAACTAACACCATTAGCAAGTCTAACAACAACGACACCTATAGATAAAGGTGCAGGAACATCGCAGGTACAATAATGCCATTAATAGCTAGAACAAAAGGATCAGGAGATATAGTTAACACAGTACATGCTATTTGTGTTGCTCCAGGAGACATATTAACAGAAACAGGCAGTGCTGATGTATTTGTAGTTGGACACGGTATCCATAGAAAAGACGATCTCAATGAACCACATACACATTGTCCACCAGTTTATTCTACTGAAATAGTAACACATAGTCCTAACGTATTTGCTAATGACAAAGAAATAGCAAGGATTGGAGACACTTATAGTTGTAGTGCTGAAGTTAAAAGTACAACACAAACCACAGTGTTTGCAAACGAATAAATACTATTATGGCAAACGATTTATATAAAACAATTAAAGTAGCATCACAAAAACAATCAAAACCTCCTGTTAAGCAAAAAGCATATAGAGGGTTTAGTACTGTTAATGCTGAAAACACTTCGTTTCAGCAATTTGATGTTGCACTTATTAAACAAAATTTATTAAATCATTTTAATATCAGACAAGGCGAAAAAGTGTCCGATCCTACATTTGGTTGCATTATTTGGGACGCGATATTTGAACCATTGACAACAGAACTTAAAGATGCAATTACAACAAATGTTACAAATATTGTAAACTATGATCCTAGAACAAGAGCATCATCAGTACAAGTATCTGAATTTGAAAGTGGACTACAGATTGAATGTACAATAACATACTTAGACTACAATATTAGTGAACAATTAAGGTTACAGTTTGATAAAAATGTTGGTCTGACGTGATAGAATTAACTACTAGTATTATCATTTATAATAAATACAACGTAGAGCATTAAGAAGGATAATCAATGTCATCAACCGACAGACAAAACAGACTGCTACTTGCAGAAGATTGGACAAAAGTATATCAAAGCTACCGCAATGCGGAGTTTCGTAGCTACGATTTTGATTCATTAAGACGCTCAATGATCACATATCTGCGTCAAAATTACCCAGAAGATTTTAACGATTACATTGATACATCGGAATATCTTGCCTTAATTGATATGATTGCGTTCTTAGGACAAAATATTAGTTATAGAGTCGATTTAAACGCAAGAGAAAACTTTTTAGAATTAGCAGAACGTAGAGAATCAGTTCTTCGTTTAGCTCGCATGCTATCATATAATCCTAGACGTAATCAAGCGGCAAACGGACTACTTAAATTTGAGACAGTAAGTACTACAGAATCTCTTGTTGATAGTAACGGTAGCAATCTATCTGAGCAAACAATAATTTGGAACGATCCTAGTAACAGTAACTGGGCAGAACAATTTAGACGTGTACTTAATGCATCACTTCCGCAAAATGGAACTATAGGTAAACCATCAGTAAGTAAAGTAATTAATGGAGTGCTTACACAGCAATATAGAATAAATGGTGGACAAGATGATGTTCCGATATTTGGATTTACTAAAGGCGTAAACGGACTTCCTACACAATTTGAAGTTGTATCAACCGGTATAGATACTGACT